CCGAACGTTCTTGAGCAGCCGCTAAAGGCGGCATGGAGGGCAGTGAAGAAGTTCCCTGCGAAGATGCCGAAGAAGGAGTTCAGGGAGCTGATGGGACCAGAGAAAGACCAGGTTCGAGCCAACTTGACTCAAGGCCACCTAGAGGTATACGGGGACAAAGGATACACCAAGTCGCTGAGCGGTGCCCGCCCTGTCAACGTACGCCAGCTCCCGTCGCTGATGGCAGGGAGTAAGCTCGAGAACGCGGTAGGAAAGGACGGGATGATTCAAGTCTCTCAGATTGAGAACCTGATTAACAGCAAGGACATCTCCGAGGCTGAACGGACTGCCCTGCAAGAGATGATGGTGACTGACCGCTTCAAGGCCCTGCGTGACGCAGGGGGTGGGAGTAAGGTGGACTACAACAGCTTTAGGCAGCTAGGTAGCGACGCGGTTTCTACTCGAGAGTTTACAGGGGATGCGGCTTTCTTTGTCGATCGTACTAATGATCAAGCAGACTATGGGGTAGGCAGGTTGGGTATGGAGACGGTTGAAGGCTCCCCCCGCACCAACCTTATCCGCACCACAGAACCTGACTTGCAGTCTACTGAATACGGTCACTTCGGGGAGGACGTTATCGGGCACTACCGCACCTTCGAGCGCCCTGACGAGCAAGGGGTGCTGTACATCTCTGAGCTGCAAGCCGACCCGCTCCAAGCTCGTGGCCCTGTAGGGAAGAAGGAGGTGTCGTTGAAGTTCCCGAGAGCCATTACTGAGGATGTTGCCAATCTTGAGATAGCTAGGGCTAAAGAAGGGTTGAGGCTTGCTGAATTAGCCAAGACGGAACTTGTTGCAGGCAGAAGCCCGCAAGAGTCTCTAAGGGCCTTGGCTCAAGGAGACGGTGAAGTGAATCCAAGAATACTAAAGGATGTGTTAGGACAACCACCTAGGGTAAGTCCTCAAGGAAGATTTTGGTATACAGACTACGACAGCTCTAGAATGCGTAATAAGGAGGTAGTTGTACGTCAGTCAATAGAGGAAATTATTGCGCAGCAGAAGAAGTACATCCAAGCCCTAGAGGGTGGGTGGCGTGGTGGTCCCAATACTAAGCAAGCCAACCTTATCAAGAACCAGGACCAATTCCTTATCTCTCACATCCTTGAGCAAGAGGCGAAGGGGGCAGACAAGCTCCGTTTCCCGACGGGGGAGACGACCCATAAGATTCAAGGGTATGGGGATATTGAAGCTCAGATTGCCCGCTCTCGCCGCAACCTCGAAACAGAGCAAGGGGCGCTGGACGCCATGATGGAGGAGCTCGACACCGTAACTGGAAAGACAGTACGATCCCCCCTTGCCGACCGCGTAGATGCTATGGGGTTGAGTGGGATGGATGCGGACAAAGCCGTGGACTACTTGGGTAGGGTGAGGACCGCTAGGAGTCTTGGTCACACTAATCCAGTTTACAGAGAGCAAATCGAAAAGTTCGACAACGACGCCCTGAAGCAGGCCTATAAGGAGCTCAAAGCGATGACCCCTGAAGACCGTCAAATAGAAATCAACTTCCACGGGGGGACGATAGAGAAGGCGGCTGAGCGAAGGGCCATTGATATCAAGACAGAAATATCTGATTGGGGTTCACAGCTTGAAAGGATAAAGACGCGGAGAGAACACCTAGACAGAGTCAACGCCTCAACTCAAGCTACCCAAGGCATTATGAAGGGGTACGACAATCTCCCCAAGTCGTTGAAGAAGCACGGGCTGGATGCCACCAAGGTTACTGACGACGCAGGCAACACCTGGTGGGAGGTGGACATCCCTGCTCGCCTCGGTGAAGGGGTCGGGGAGATACGCGCCTACAACAAAGGGGGGCAGGTCTCCAACAAAATCCGCGTGCTGAAGAAAGAGGGGTACCCGCAGAAGCAGGCGGTAGCTATTGCGCTGGCTATGAAGCAAGAGGGTAGACTTTAATTTTGTATTTTCGCATTTATGGCAACCCTAACTGTAACAATAAAGGAGGAGCTCATCCTGAACGGGGCTGAGCACGGGAGCGAGAACGACATCTCAATTGCTTCGGTAACCGAGGCTATGCACAGGGTGATTGACATCCCCACCCTCTCGGAGACTACGCTCGCTAGCTTCGGGGCGGCCACGGGGGGGAGCACCTTCATTGACGAGACGGCGCAGTACGTGCGCATCACGAACATAGACACCACTAACTACGTCACCTTGCGCGTGCTAGGCACTAGCGAAGAGTACTTCGTAAGGCTCGATGCTGGGGGGAGCTTTATGCTGTTCAACTCCAAGATGGATGCCAACGCCACGGGGAGTCAGACGGCGAGCTTTGCAGACGTAGAGAGCATTGGGGCCCAGGCCAACAGCGCCTCGGTGCAGCTTGAGGTATTTATAGTTGTCTGACGATGGTACCTAAGAAGCATCCGTTTGCTGGGGAAGCAACTACGATTAAGCAGAAGAGATTCAATAAGCTCTTTGCCGAGGCCTTTCGTCAGGCCCCTGATCAAAGGAAGGACTTGGTGATGCAGGCCATGCAGGAACCAGACATAGAGCGGGGGGAGATGAATATGGAGAAGCAGAACATACTCACCGAGCTCGTGCAGGACTACTTGAACGAGCGGGCAGGGGAGCGCACACGCCGTGTCGCAACCTTTGGACTCCCTATCCTTTCTGGGGGTGCGGTGTACGGGACCTCTAAGCAGCCGCGCTACGTCCCTGGGGTGTCAGGTGCCCCAGGACCGCATAGACTCACCAACCTCGAGCGATTCGCTAGGATGCTCGGACTAGGACCCTACTGATGAAGTGCAACAAGAGATACAGCGACGGGGGGTCGGTACGCCCTGCCACAAAAAAGGACAGGAGGAAGGCCCGCAGGGGGGATCTAACGCTGTCCCCTCACGGCCTGTATGTAACCGAAGAGGAAGAAAAGAAGAAGAAATCTAAGGTGAAACGCATACGGGGTAAGGCAGGGATGACTGCTGGGACGCGCAGAATGCTGCAGCGTGCTGTAGACGTCTCTTGCCGCAAGCCTGGGTGCTGATGGGTGGGAGCAAGGGATACTTCAACCCTAGAGTCAAGTCCAAGGACATCAATAGAAAGCGCAGTGAAACTATCAAAAAACCTCTCACTCAAGGAAGCAACAAAGAGCCTCACCGCCCTGCGTCTCGGAATCGACAACACCCCTGACGAGCACGTCATCAAGAACCTCGAGCGCATCGCCCACCACATCTTCCAGCCCACGAGGAACTTCTTCAAGCACCCCATCGCGGTGAGCTCAGGGTATCGTTGCAAGGAACTAAATCAGGCTATCGGGGGGAGTAAGTACTCTCAGCATATGAGTGGGGAGGCGCTGGATTTGGACGCCGACGTATACAAGGGGATTACTAACGCAGACCTGTTCCACTTCATCGACCTGCACCTAGACTACGATCAGCTCATTTGGGAGTTCGGGGACGAGGACAACCCCGACTGGGTGCACGTGTCCTTGAAGCGCGAGGGGAATAGGGGGAGGAAGATGAAGTCTGTCCGCGAGGACGGGATAACCACATACATCGTACTGTAACGGGGCGCTCTAACCCTCGTCCTTCTCTAGCTCGCGGTACACGCGCTGCACCAGTAGCCTCCCCTTCTGCGTGAGGCAGTACCTGGTGCGGTGCTGCATGTGGCTTTCCCCCCTGTCCTTGAACATCTGGTAGTCGTAGGTATTCTTATCGAACCTATTGAAGTACTTGTATATGTACCCTTCTTTTTGGAGCGGGTATACCAATCTATCCCCCACCTTCTCTTCTTGGTATCCGTAGTCTTGGGATGCGTAACGCATCGTAAAGAACTCCAGGTCATAAGCCCACATCATGAAGTACATCCTTGACGGGATTATGTTGTAGTGCTTTCGCACGTGAGCCATGACGTTTCGGAGGTTCTTGAGATAGTTCCTTTTTACGTAAATTTGGTTCAGTTTCGAGAACTCACGAAAGACTTTTTTCTTACTGTTCTTGGACCTTGGCATTAACTATAGTATTGACGTAAAGATATGAGGAATAGAGAGGCGTTTTTTGAGGAGGTACAGGTAATTGCCAAGCAGATGGACGACCTCATAGACAAGTACGAGGTCCGCGACGAGGTCGTTTGCCTCTTCCTTACAGGGAGCATCACCGAGGACGAGGACGGGGACACTACCGTGCAAGCTGTTTACGGGATGAACATACGTGACGACGAGGAGCTAGACGACGTCATGGACTTCTTCAAGCACGTGTACGAGATGAACAAGGACCTCGGGGACGAGCCCGACTGGGGCAGCTTCCTTGACGACTTCGGTATCGGTCTGAACTAATGGACGGCTTGATCAGGAAGATTGTCTTGGGGGAGAACCCCAAGGACGCTATGGCGTACTACGTTGGGATGCGTGCAGGCAGTGGGGAAGTCTCTGCCATACTCCACGACGAGGCATTCCTGCATAGGTTCAGCAAGTCCCGCTACCTAGTTTACATACAGACCGATGACGGGGTAGTGTTATGGAAGGCTGTAGAAGACCTCCCCTGCATAGTTGAATACGACTTAAATTTTTAATGAAGACATTCGATTTGTTTATCGTGGAGCTAGAGAAGCTCACCAACGACACCATCACAACAGACAGCGGCCTAGAGCTTTACATAGACACCAAGTACAACGAGTTCGAGCACAGGGTTACCGAAGGCCCTGTAGTAGCCGTACCGTTCAAGTACGACACGGGGGTTAGTGTAGGGGATACGCTGTACTTCCACCACCTGGTGGTGATGAACGACGGGCAGCCCTTGACGGGGGATGACAACCACTACCTTGTACGATACAACCCAGCACACACAGTGAACAACCAAGCCATCGCGTACAAGAACAAGAAGGGGGAGATTACCCCGCTCGGAGGGTGGGTGCTGCTCACCCCTGTCCAAGAGGACTCCCCAACCCAGGACGGGAGCATCGAGGTGGTTTCATTTTCTGAACCTACTGTCACCAAGGGGGTTTTGGCTTTCGCTACCGAGGAGACCGAGCACCTGCAGATTGAGGCGGGGGATGTCGTGGGGTTCCCTGTCAACCGTGACTACAGCTTGTCTATAGACGGGAACGAGTACTACCGCGTACGGTCCGAGGATCTACTGTATGTCGAGGACTAAGTTCACTACCGTTTCCGCTGCGCAGCGCCTCATGAGCAGCATGGAGATAGCCATCAACAACATGATTGAGGAGATTAAGAAGCCCGTCGATCCTGACCTCAACGGGGCGGCACGCAAGGCGGAGCTCTCGAGCATCAAGCAGACGGCTATCGACTGCAAGGAGCTGCTTGTGGAGAGGCAGAAGCTAGAGCAGATGGTGAAGGACTTGAAGGACAGCGGGGAGATAGCACAAGAGAAGGACTACTCTGGCGGATTCGCGGAGCGGTTCAGCAAGTGATATCGAGCAGCATTTCTGATGCGGTCAAGTACTGTTATTCCATAGATGGTGTTAAAAACTAGTTGCTCGAGTGCTAGATAAGATGCGCTAATTGCCGTCGGGGAGGTCTTTGGAAAGGGGGTCTTCTTAAAATTTGTCGAGAATATTCCTATATTTGAATAACAAAACTTGAGTTCAATATGAACAATAAGTTTCTATTCGATAGAAGTAAACTCCTCGTGCTTTGTCTTTGCTGCACCGTCCTCGGGGCGTGCGGCACGTACATGAGTGTAACTCAGGTAACGCAGGAAGGGGAGCAGGCCATCCCCGTGAATCTCGACAGGACCCCAGGGATTGACCGCTACCGTGCTTCTATCTATCCTGACTACTTGGCGTGGATGGTGCTTGACAGCGCCTTCGTTGGGTTTAAGATTGACGAGAGGATAGAGTACCCCAACCCTACCTCCAACTCGCCAGGGTACTACTACGTTGTCACTGTATATCATTCTCGTAACGACACTTTGTTTCAGTCGTACGTAGATAGTGTAAATCAAAAATGGCAACAAAAGGACTACTGATACTCCTGCTTATTGGGGTGGCTTTCATTTGCTCTACTTGCACTTCTAGCAAGCACTGCGAAAGTTACTCCGACGACATAGGGGTATTTCATAAGGTATCGTGAGCCTCGTCGATCTCGAGGAATACACAGAACCTGGGGTGGCGATTTGCCCCAACGGAACTCAAGGGCTTGTCGAAGAAATCGGGGGGCTAGTCATAGTACTGCCCAAGCGTCCCCCTAAGAACAAAATCCTCTTTCACGACCTCCCTAGGCAGGAGCAGCACTGGCAGAGGCAGGACCTCCCTAAGGAGCTTCAGCGCCTCAAGAGCATGGACGAATGGGGGGAGTCCCCGAAGGAGTTCCGTGTCAGGTTCAGCCCGTACATCGAGGAGGAGTTCCGCCGCCGCCGTGAGGGGGTATGGTTCTACAACTGCGGCGTCCCTACTTACATCACGGGGAGGCACTACATGGCCTTGCAGTGGACCAGGTTCGATGTCGGGTACCCGAACTACTTGGAGTTCCAGCGCATTATCTTCATCCACATGGCTGCGTGCGAAGCCGATCCCCGATGCATAGGGCAGCTCTACACCAAGTGTCGACGCTCGGGGTACACGAACATCTGCTCTGCGGTGCTTCTCGACGAGGCTTCGCAGGTCAAGGACAAGCTGCTAGGGATACAGAGCAAGACGGGTAAGGACGCGCAAGAGAACATCTTCATGAAGAAGGTGGTGCAGATGTTTCGACACTACCCGTTCTTCTTCAAGCCCATCCAAGACGGAACCACCAACCCGCGCATGGAATTGGCTTTCCGTGAGCCCTCCAAGCGCATCACCAAGAACAACAAGACTACGGGGCAGGGGGACGCCCTCAACAGCATCATCAACTGGAAGAACACCACCAACAACGCATACGACGGGGAGAAGCTGCACATGCTCTACCTTGACGAGGCGGGGAAGTGGGAGAAGCCTGTCGACATACGCGAGGCATGGAGGATAGAGCGCACGTGCCTGATTGTAGGTAGGAAGATTATTGGGACGGCGCTTGTAGGGAGCACAGTAAACCCGATGGATAAAGGGGGGAGCGAGTACAAGGACTTGTGGGCGGACTCCGACCCTGACCAGCGCAACGCCAACGGGAGAACCCGATCGGGATTGTACAGGCTGTTCGTCCCTGCATACGATGCCTTAGAGGGGTTCTTTGACTTGTACGGGAGGCCCGTAGTAACCGACCCCGAAGAGCCTGTCGTAGGTGTCGATGGGGGGTACGTAGAGTTGGGGGCGAAGACGTACCTGAAGAACGAAAGGGACAGCCTCAAGAACGACGCCTCTGAACTGAACGAGGTGGTGAGGCAGTTCCCCTTCACTGAGGACGAAGCGTTCCGCGACAGCGTCGAGGGGAGCCTGTTCAATGTCGGGCAGATATACGAGCAGGTGGAGTACAACGACGACCTCTTCCCTAACCCCGTCGTCAGAGGAAACTTCATATGGAAGGAGAACAAGAAGGACGAGGAGGTGGTGTTCTCCCCTGACCCCAAGGGGAGGTTCTATGTCTCCTGGGTCCCCCCTGCCGAGACTAGGAACGTCAAGAAGATAGAGCACGGGAAGCTCGTCCCCCCGTTCCCTCAGTTCGGCTGCGGTGGGGTCGATAGCTACGACCTCGATGCCACGCTGGATGGGAGGGGATCGAAGGGGGCGCTGCACCTGTACAACAAGTTCACGATGGACGATAGCCGTCCAAGCAACATGTTCGTTGTGGAGTACGCCTCCCGTCCCCCGCTAGCCAAGATATTCTACGAGGACGTATTGATGGCTTCTTTCTTTTACGGTTACCCCATACTAATAGAAAACAACAAGTACGGGATAGCGCGTTACTTCGAGGACAGGGGGTACGACGGATACCTCATGGGGAGGCCCGACCACCTCAAGGTCCCAGGGAGTCACAGCAACGTAAAGACCAAGGGGGTCCCGTCAAACTCTCAGGACGTAATTCACGCTCACGCTCAAGCTATTGAGGCGTTTATCCATGAGCACGTAGGGGTAAATAGGGAGTCGGGGGAGATGGGGAAGATGTACTTCAACAGGACCCTTGAGGACTGGGTAGGATTCAAGATTGACAAGCGAACCAAGTTCGACCTCACCATCAGCGCGGGGTTGGCTTTGCTGGCCGCACAAAAAGGAAAACCTATTAAGGGACCCACTAACTTCAATGAGAAGCAATTCTTTAGAAGATACAAGGGCATTAGCAGAGTTTAATATATTTGCATTTGACGACAAGTAGTCGTAATATGCAGAACTCCAACACAAAATACTCCTCCAACTTTCCTGACCCTATGGTCCCCAAGGAAAAGAAGGAGAGCAAAGAGTACGGGCTGCGCTACGCCAAGGCAATAGAGAAGCAGTGGGGGAACGCCGACGACTACAACTCACTGTTCAGGCGGAGACAAAAAATCTTTGAGAGGAACAGGGACTATGCGAACGGCACTCAAGACACTACGATTTATAAGCAGATACTTACTAGCCTGGATCCTAATAACGGGGATGGGAGTCTTGTTAATCTTGACTTCACCCCTGTTCCCATTCTGGCTAAATTCGCACGGATCGTCACCAATAAAATTCTCTCGCGGTCCCCGTACCCGAACCTAGAGGCTGTCGACCCGCTCTCTTCTTCGGAGAAGGACGCGCAGAAAAAAATGATGCAGATGCAGGTCGCAGCCCGCGACGAGCTGATTGCACTCAAGCAAGACACTGGGGGGCTGACGATTGGTGCCGATCCTGAGCAGCTCCCTGAGACGCTCGAGGAGGCAGAAATCTTTTTCGAGACTAGCGTCAAAACCGACGCGGAGATAGCTGCTCAGATAGCCACCAACATGACGTTGGAGTGGAACAACTTCGACGACAACACCTACCGCCGTTGCGTCTCCGACCTCACCGCCATTGGGATGGCCGTGACCAAGCGAGACAACGACCCGAGCTATGGGGTGAAGGTAGAGTACGTAGACCCAGGGTCGTTCATCCACAGCTACACCGACGACCCAAGCATGGACGACTTGGTGTACGCGGGCCATGTCAAGCGCATGACCCTAAGCGAACTGAAGCGCCTTGCAGGGGATGAGATTAGCGAGGAGGACTTGAAGAAGATTCAGAAGGCGTCCAAGAAGCACAAGCAAGGGGACTACTCCTCACCGAACGCCACCTCGTACGATAACTTTACGGGTAAGTATACTTCGGGGTACGACGAGTACATGGTGGAGGTGCTGTGCTTCGAGTTCATCTCCGTAGATACGGTGTACTTCGAAGAGAAAGAGAATCGCTTCGGGAACACGGGGTTCTTCTACCAAGGGTACAACTACAAGGAGAAGCCCAACAGCGTGTTCACACGCACCCCACATAAGATGGAGGTGGAGAACGTGTACACGGGGATGTACGTCATGGGGACCGACTTCCTCTACAACTACGGGTTGATGACGAACATGCCTAGGAACATGCACGACCTCACCCGTACGCGCATGTCCTACTCCCCCGTGGCTACCAACATGCGGGACATGGTCCCGAAGTCGCTTGTCGATAGCTGCGTAGGGTTTGCTGACATGATTCAGCTCACCCACTTGAAGCTGCAGCAGGCCATCGCTAAGGCCAAGCCCGACGGGTTGGTAATAGACATTGAGGGGCTAGAGAACGTACAGCTCGGGAAGGGCGGGGAGCTGCAGCCGCTGGAGCTGCATGACATCTACGAGCAGACGGGGGTCTTTTACTACAGGAGTAAGAACCCTGAAGGTGGGTTCCAGAATCCCCCAGTAAGGGAGATAGGGAACGCCATACGTAACGTCAACGAACTCATCGGGCTGTACAACCACTACCTGCGTATGATCCGTGACGCGACGGGGATTAACGAGGTTATGGACGCCAGCACCCCGAAGGGGGATGCCTTGGTGGGGGTGAGGGAGCAGGCCCTGGCTGCAGGGAATAACGCCATCTACGACGTCACCAACTCCAGCATGATTCTGTTCAAGAAGGTGTGCGAGGACGTAGTGAAGTGCCTGCAAGTACTCCCTCAAGAAAGCGTGATATACAGGGTGTACGAGAACGCCATCGGGAAGGAGAACATGAGCGTCTTGAACAGCTTCGGTAACCTCCCCATGTACAACTTCGGGGTGACGGTACAGAAGGAGATGGAGGACATTGAGAAGGCGTACCTAGAACAGAACATACAGGCTTCGCTAGCTCAGAAAGAACTCGACATCGAGGACGCCATTGCCATCCGCAACATGAAGGACATCAACCAGGCCGAGAGGCTGTTGATTGTTCGCCGCAAGAAGCGCATACAGCGCCTGCAGCAGATGGCTTCTCAGAACGCTCAGATGCAGTCTCAACAGGCTCAGCAAGCGGCTGTAGTTGCTTCGCAGGCTAAGCAGCAGGAGATGCAGATGGAGGCGCAACTAGAGGCGCAGACGCTGCAGCTCAAGAACGAACTAGAGATTCAGCTCGAGGCCGTCAAGCATCAGTACCGTAGGGAGATAGAGATGATTCGTGCTCAGGCTACCCTCGGCTTCCGTGAGGACGACCAGAACTTCCGTGAGAAGATTGAGGTCTTCAAGGAAGGGAAGAAAGACGAGCGGGTAGACAAGCAGAAGGACGCACAGAAGGAACTCATTGCAAAGCGTAAGGGGGAGGAACCCATCATCAATCAATTCATGCAGTAATGGCTAGGCGGTTAGACCTTGACATCAGCGAGAAAGTAGCTATCACTACGCGCCGTGGGGACAGCTTCGACGTGACGCTAACCTTCTACATCGGAGCGGAAGCGGCAGGTAACGAGGACAACCTTGACGGGGATAAGTTCCTTATGGAGGTAAGAGATAAGGCGAGCAGCGACATCAACGAGGGACTGATTATGTCTTCCCAAGGACTCAACGTAATCGACACCTCTGCTAACGTATTCCCTGCCAGCAACTTCACTATGGAGATTTCTGGTTCGGCGAGCAATCAAGCAGCAGTAAACAACCAGCTCACGATTCGGTGCACTGCCGCAGAGATGGAGCTCGTCACTTCAGGGAGGTACGTATACGACTTGCAGCGACACAATACATCAACAGGAGAACAAAAGACCATCCTTCGCGGCCCGTTCAGGGTGGTGGAGGACGTGGCAGAAGCCGACAACTAAGTCATGCCCGTATCCAACAACACCATAGTCATTACGTCCAGAGGCCCCAAGGGAGAGGCAGGGGCGGCTGTAACCGTAGACGGGGCGGCGATTACTTCGTTCTCCACAGTTGCAGTAACTGGGAGCAGTAGTGTCGTAGCCGATGCAGCCAACGACACCTTCACGCTCACTGGGGGGTCCAACGTTACGCTGTCTACTACAGGCAGTGCAATCACTATCAACGCTACCGACACCGACACCAACACTACCTACGATCTTGCTTCGGCACAGAACGCTAGCAACGTAGACGTGACGCTGACGGGGAGTGACGCGACTACAGATACCGTGACCTTGGTTGCGGGGGCCAACGTGACGTTGACTGACGATGCGTCGAACAACGTTACTATCGCCTCCACGGATACGAACACCACATACACCCTTGATACGGCGCAGGACGGGGATAATGCAACGATTACCCTTACTGGTAGCGATGCTTCCACGGACGCCATCACCCTTGCGGCAGGTAGCAACATCAGCTTGACCGAGGCGGGGGACACCATCACCATTGCGTCTACAGGCGGCGGTGGGGGTAGCTCTATCACCGTCATCGACGAGTCCACTACGCTCACTACGGG